CTATGGTCAATCTTGATACAGTAGAGCTTATAGCAGAAGATAAAGTTATTAAAGGCAAACCTAGAGGAAGCCAATCACAGGCTCTTAGGTTTAAAATCCATGAACTACACGATATAGCTTATTCTGGCGGTATAGAGAGAGAAGCTTTCTATCAAAAAAAGATGGCAAAGTTTATGAAGGAAATACAAGACGAGATAGATGTCTATTGACAAACAAAAAGAAACAATGCTATACTAAGGATAGATAACAGAATAGAAATGGCTAGATATAAACCTAAAAATGACATAACTGGAGTTAAGGGATATTACAAGAGTAAAGGGAAATGGATGGCTCATATATGTAAAGATTATAAATCAATAGGTTTAGGTACATTTGAAACAAAAGAAGAAGCGATAGAGGCAAGAAGAAAAGCAGTATTAAAATATTTTGGTGAAGATTTTGTAACAACTGAATAATATTTAAAAGGGCTGAGAGCTCTGTCCTTTTAGTAAGATATAAATGAAGAGGTTAAAACTCTGGGTTTGTTTTTTTACTGAAGGATGGGGTTATCAGTCTTTTTATATGCAAAAGAAAATTAAAAAGAACACGAAGAAGATAGACACACAAGAAGTCGTAAAGTCTAGTTTTTCGTGTATAAAACCCCCTATATTCAAAAGCTTTAAAGAGTTTGGGGATTATTATAGGAGATTAGATAGATGACAAAAGACTTTATATTTATAATAACAGTAACAGCACTAAGCGTAGCAGGGGTAGCTGTGGTGCTAACATTACATAATTAACACCGTTAAAACGATGAAATTCCAAAAAGGAAATAAATTAGGTGGTAGAAAGAAACTAACAGAAGAGATAAAGGACATGAAAGAAACAATGAAAGAACAAACAATAGAAGAACTTGCTACTGACAAAGTATTTAAACAAATTACCACACTACAAGGAAGAAATAAAAAAGACAGGCAAGGCATAAAAGATATAGCGTTGCCTGTTTATCTTAAAAGTAAAGCTGATAAAGTAGATTTAACTTCTTTAGGGAAATCAATAGTATATGAAGAAGAACAAAAAAGAAAAATCGCAGACAGAATTATTAAAAGAGGAGAATCAAATACTGGAACAGGAAGCGAGGAATCACTTGATAGACTTCAGTATCCTGACCAATAGTAAGTATGAACCTAATTGGCATCATGAAGAAACAGCAAAGGCTTTAGAAAGTATAGAGAGTGGAGATTTTATAGAACAAGGATTCAAGATATTAATGATATTTCAACCACCTCGGCATGGTAAGAGTGAAGAAGCTACAATTAACTTCCCTGCTTGGTATTTAGGCAAGAACCCTGATAAGGAGATAATAACCGCTTCTTATTCAAGTGATTTAGCTACAAAGTTTGGTGGTAAGACAAGAGATTTAGTTAGTAGCCCTGCCTACAAGCACATATTCCCAGGTGTTACTTTAAAACCAGGAGAAGAAAGCAAAGGCGAATGGATGACTAACCATAAAGGCTCTTATGTTTCTGTAGGTGTTGGAGGAGCTACTACTGGTAAAGGTGCTAATATCTTTTTAATTGATGACCCGATTAAGAACGCTGAAGAAGCCGAGAGTGAAGTATATCGTGAGAAGGTATGGGAATGGTTTAAAACTGTTGCATGGACCAGGTTAGAGCCTAATGGTGTAATGATTATTATACTTACTAGATGGCATTTAGATGATTTAGCTGGCAGGATATTAAACAATGAAGACTTTAAAAAGATTTGCAAAATTATAAGTTACCCAGCTATTGCTGAAATGGATGAAAAACATCGTAAAATTGGTGAGGCTTTATGGGCAGACAGATATAGCTTAGAAGAGCTTGAAAGGAATAAAGTATTACTTGGCACTAAGAACTTCTCTGCACTTTATCAGCAACACCCAATAGCTACTGAGAATCAAGAGTTTAAGCCACATTATTTTAAAGAAAGACCACAAGAAGAAGTAGACAAAACTAATACTAGAAGATTTTTAACAATAGACACAGCTATCTCACAAAAGGCTAGTGCTGATTACACAGGGCTATGTGATAATAGCGTAGATAGCTTTAATTTTTGGAATTTAAAGGCTTGGAGATTGAAAGTTAACCCTTTAGAACTTATAGACCTTTTATTTACATTACATAACAACCGAAGATATGAGAAGATAGGCATTGAAAAGACAATATACTTAATGACTATAAAACCTTTTCTTGATGAGGAGCAAAGAAAAAGGAGCAAGTTTTTACCGATTGTAGAGTTATCGCATAACAATATTAACAAAGAACTTAGGATTAGAGGGCTTATCCCTCGTTATGATTCAGGAAGTATCTATCACATTAAAGGAGAATGTAGAGACTTAGAAGAAGAGTTGCTAAACTTTCCTCAAGCCATGAATGATGACGTAAGTGATGCTACTGCTTACCAGCTACAGATAGCCAAGAAACCATTTGATATGACCCCTGTATATAATAAAAAGCAAGATAAACCAGCTCAATGGAGATAATAAACGAACAACCACCTAACATAGAGGACTTAAGAAAGATATTTAAAATAGTTGACAGGCTTGTATTCGCTTACAGCCCTAATATATATAACCCTGGTGGCAGGTATCTAGACCCTGTTATCGTATTACATGAGGAAGTTCATATTAAACAACAAGGAGATAAGCCTAGGGAGTGGTGGGCAAGATATATAGTTGACCCTAGCTTTAGGTTCTGTCAGGAGCTAGAAGCTTATCAGGTCCAATACAGAGCAATTAAAAAGAAAACTAAAGATAGGAATAAATTACACACTTACTTACATACCCTAGCAGTCGATTTAAGCTCAAAGACTTATGGGAGTGTATGCTCGTATGATGAAGCCATTAAATCAATAAAAGAGAATGTTAAATTTAAAGTATAAAATATGGAATTACAAGACACGCCAAAAGACATCTATGACTATATCGTTCAAGAGGAAATAGAATTTTCCAAAGGGATTGATATTTTAGGGTGGGAATGGTCAATGGCAGACCATATTAAAACAAGCTTTTTTTACAAGCATGGTAGACTTTTGAATGGCAATGATGATGAAACTCCTGTAAAGAATATAACTAAGCCTATTCTTAATATGCAATATTGGGCTGAAGACATTGATGTCAAAGACTTAGTTCTTTACATTGAGAACGAAGACAAACATCACTTGTCTTTTTTAGTTAAAAAGTATCACGATGAAGTATTCTTAAAGGAAAACAACCTAGATAGCTTATTTGATGAGATTAACCAGTCTAGGATTGATTATGGAGGTGGATTAGTAATGGATGTTGGCAAAGCTAGACCACAAAGAATGGACTTAGAGACTATATGTTTCTGTAATCAGTCTAATATGCTCTCTAGCCCGATTGGTTTTAAACTTTACTTATCACCTAATGACTTACAGGATATGGAAGATAGAGGCTGGGGAGACAAAGAGAATGGCGCTACCCATACTATAGACGAAGCTATTATCCTTTCAAGAAGTCAAGTTGGTTCTGAGGGTGGCAACCATGTTAGAACTCCATCAGAAAAGACAGGAAAGTACATTCAAGCTTATTTAGTGGTTGGCTCAATGCCTAAAGCTTACCTAGAGGGCGAAAGTGTAGAATATGTCTATCAAATGCAAGTAGTATGTTTCTATAAAGGTGAAGGCGAAGATGGTAAAGATGAAAAGAAAGGTATTACTCTATTCGCTAAGCAATGCAAGAATCCTTTTAAACTTATAAAGCGTGATGAAGTATTTGGTAGAGCTTTAGGATATGGCGGAGCTGAAGAACTATTTGAACCTCAAGCATGGACTACTTATAGTGAAATCCAAAAGAAAGAAATGATGGCGGCCGCTGGAAAAATACTTCATGTTACTGATGATGATGAATTTGTTAAGCGTAATCATAGTCTTAAAAGCGTAGATAACAACGAAGTGCTTTTATTGGGTGAAAATAAGACTATCAGACAAATGGACACCTACCCAAGAAATATAGCCTTACTTGATAAATCTATTAATGAATGGCAAGATTATGCCCAGCAAATTGGTGGAGCACCAAGTCCTTTAATGGGTGAATCACCAACAGCAGGTACTCCTTTCAAACTTCAAGAACTTGTAACACAGACTGGTAAAAGTCCTCACGAATGGAGGTCTGGTCAATATGCTAAGTTCTTAGAAGAAATTTATCGAGATTGGATTATCCCCTACATAGCTAAAGAGATTACTAAAGGTCAGAAGTTCTTAGCTACCTTAGAACAGGAAGAAATGGAGGCTATATCAGAAATGGTTATCAAGAACGCAGTAAAAGACATGGAAGCAGAGAAAGTCTTAAGTGGTATCGTTCCATTACCAGAAGAAACAGAAGCTTTTAAGATTAAGCTAAAAGAAGACTTTATGAAAGATAATCAGAAGTTTCTTGAAATCCTCAAGGACGAACTCAAGGACATCAATATGAATATATCAATCAATATTGACGGCAAGCAAAAGTCTTTAATCGCAATGGCTGACAGTGTTTCTAACATAATGAATAAAGCCTTATCTACTTATGACCCTAACACTAAGTCGTTTGCAATCTTTGATGACCCACGAATGGCAAAGATGCTTAACAAAATATTAGAATATTCAAATATGTCTTCAATAGACTTTAATAATTATAGCCCGCCTAAAACTGAAGTGCCTCAACCAGCACCAGTACCAGCGGTACAATAAATATGTCAGAAAAACAAGGTGAATCAATTATGAACTCGGCTGAACACGCTGAGTTAGAAAAGCTTAATGAGAACCCAGTTCTTATATCGGCTCTTAAAAAGATTTTCTTAGCAGGTATCTATCAAAATGGAACTTTAGACAAAGACAAAGAACCTGATTTTAGAAGAAACTATGCTCTTGGTTTAAGTTTCGACAAGTCTGGCAATGAGTTTAGCAGAGATAACGAAGCATTGGGGGCGGCACTAAGGGCTTGTAATGAAGCTATGAGAGTATTAGGAGTAGGATTTGATTCGATAACTAAATATAAAAAAATAATAAATATTGATGTAGGCAAAGAGTCAAAGCATCGTTAATTAAAAAATATGGAAAAATATGTAAAAATGATTGCATTATATTCCCTGCTAACGCTGATAATGGTCGTAGCAATCGGTGTTATAGTTTATCAAGGGGATGTAAAACAGTCTGTTAAAGAAGTGTTAGGCGGTCAGGCAGGTACTATCATAGAGCTTGTCGGCTCAAGGGTAGGCACAACAACTACCGCAGTTGCTTTTACTGACAATTCTGCTACTTCTACTTATCCGTTAGAGATTGGTAGAGAATATGACACAGTAGATTTCAGTATTAAAACTACAGCTTATGGAGCTGGTGGCGATAACAATGCTATGTTCTCAGTTTTAGGTTCTAATGACTTTGATTGTGATACTGCATCAACCTCTACAAGTTTTATAAGTACAGTGTTAACAAGCGACATTAATTGGTTTGATATAAGTTCTCACATTGCTAATTTAGCTGGCTCTAAGACTTTAAATGCAGGTACATCAACTATAGCCTGGTATCCGACAGCGATTGAACAGGGAACAGTATTAACCCTAGAGAACTTAAACACAAGATGTCTAGCTTTACAGGTTAGTGCTTCAGGGACATCACTATTTATACAAGCACAAAAAAAGAAGTTTAAATAACTAAAGAACAAGTATGTTTGGAAGACTAAAAGGTAATCTAAAGGATATAGAAAATAAACCTGCGGATAAACCTAAAAAAACAAACGAGGGTAAGGTCGAACCTCGTTCTAAGAAAAAATCTAAAGAAAAAAAAGATGAAAAAAAGAAAAAAAAATAATGGGGTATTCTACGTAGTAATCTCATTAGTAGCTGTATTAGGAATTGCTGGATTTATAAATGCTTACACAAGCAATTCAGTTGAAGCTCCAGGCTTAGTTGCTGAAGGCAACATCACCTTTAACGGTGATTACATTAACAATGAAGCAACGCAGAATATACCAGAAGATCTTAATTTCGGGGCTTCGGGCTCAACCCACACTTACCAGCAAACTTTTGTAGATGGCTTTATTACTGGTGGAAGTTCATTAAATGCTAGTTCTACTTTGAAACTTGCTAGAACAATCACAGCAACGGAAATATGTAATAATTCCTATATCCATGTAAATAGTGCGGCAGTTGACACAGTTGGGAGTGCAACCTTATCAGCAGCATCCCTTGACTTGACTTTTGCGGCTACATCAACATTGTTCAGATGTTTGAAGTATGACGGCATGGAAAAGACAATCACATTCAGAAATAACTCACCAACATCAGCTTCTTCTACTGAATTAGTAGCTGGAAATGGTTGTGAAATTAGATTATTAGAAGCAACTGGTTCAGATGACACTATTGAAGGGCAAAATGAAGCTAGAATTACATTTAGACGAACTGATGATGCTTATGCTGATGGTGGAACAGTTGACTGTATTATTCTAGTAGAAGAAACCGTAGTAGATTAAATAAATTAGAGACTAGGCTCTTAACCTAGAAATAACTTGCGGAACATACCGCTTAAAAATATGTCAAAAATTACTGAGGTCATTGACTCTTTAAACGATGAAAACGCTTCTGAAGTAAAAGAACAGTTAACTAAAGAAGCTATTGCTCTGAATGAAACTAATAGGCAACTTTATTCACGAGCTAAAAAGGCTGAAGGTTTTGAAAAGAAGGATGGAAAATGGGTGAAGAAGGAAGTTAAACAGGAGAAACCTGAAGCAAAAAACAAGCCTGAACCAGACGAGTTAGGTTTAGTACAGAAAACTTTTTTAATTGCTAATGGAATTAAAGGAGCTGACGAACAGGCAAAGGTCTTTGAATTTATGGAAGATACTGGAAAATCCTTAGAGGATGCAGTAGAGAATAAATATCTCTTAGCAGAACTTAAAGATTTTAAAGACGATAAGGCATCAAAGGCGGCTACACCCAATGGCTCAAGAGGAGCTAAAGGTGGCGTTGGTAAAGACTCTGTTGATTATTGGCTTAGTAAAGGCGAAATGCCTCCAAAAGATAATCCAAAATTACAACGTGAGTATGTAAACGCTAGAATTGCCAAAGAAAGAGGTGGAGACCCTTTTGCCAAATAAACTAAAACCGTCTGGGTTAATTAATTAAGCAATTATTAACCTATTCCTTAGACGGTATAGACTAATAAAAAAACAAAAATATAACTTTTGAACACACATATACAGACTCAGGTTGGGCAGATGACGTGTTTCCCGCAGAATGGAAAACTAAACTTCAAGATAGATTAGGTTACAACACTAACTGGAAAGAAGTTTGCAATGTTGAATATACGGATACTAAAGTTCTTATGAACCCTTATATGTCTTCAGTCCCTTCTATGCAGTCTCACACTAGAGGAACACCTTACACTTATCAAACAATGACCATTACAAATGAATATGTATCTATTGACCAATCTTATATTCTGCCAATTCCGATTGACAGAGCTGATTTGGCTCAGCTTACTTTTCTAAAGGCAATGGACTTGGCTGATTTGCAAGGAACTCTTATTAGTGAAAAATACGAAACAGACATGCTTGCCAATCACGCTATGTGGACCAACTTCGATGCTGGCACTTTAGATGACGGCACAGCAACTACAGTAGCGATTGACGTAGATATTAATAATATCTTCGACATTATTGGTAGAATGAAGACAAAGATTACTGAAGCAAATGGCGATAAATTAGCAGGTAGAAACGGAATGTTTATTATTTGGACTGCAATGCAGTTTGAAGTATTAGAGAATTTCGCTGCTGCTAATGGTTTTAATACCGCTGACTACGCTTTAAAGAATGGTCTTGATGCAGGTTTCTATTATAGAGGTGTTTACCACTATAAATCTAACCTACACAGTTCAAACCACGTCTTCGGTGGTGTTAGAAAATTATTCCATTTAGGTATTCTTAAAGCTACACATGGTGATGTTCACTATGTTGAAGAACCTTCAACCGCTGACGGAGCTTTATCCGCTATCGGTGTTAACACTCGAATGGATTGGGAGTTCAAAGCTTGGACAAACACAAAAGGATTGTTATTCGACATAATTACTAACGGGTAGTATTTTCTCTTGCACCTCACTAAAAGGGGTGCAAGGATAAGAAACTAACTTTATATTTATGCAATTTTACGATGCTACTAACAAGCAAGGTATTTGCCAAGAGGCAGATAGACTATGCGATACAGACGACACTTCTTACCCTCGTGTTCAAAAAACATCTAGGGCAAATCAAACATTAGAATTAATAGTCGGAAAGCTAATCAATTCAGATGGCGATTGGCAATTTGATGACACAAACTATACCGATACTCCTATCGGTACTATTAATTTAACAGAGGCTCAAGCTCCTTATTCTTTTAATGATAAATTATTAGACTTAGAGCAAGTCTCAATTAAAGATGTTAATGGTCGATTATCAGTATTAAAACCTATTGACCCAAAACATTTTAAAAACATAGCGATAGAGGAATACTTTGAGGATACTGGATTACCTACCCATTATGATAAGATAGGGAATACTATTACTTTATATCCAGCTCCAACAGCGACAGATGTAACTTTATCCGCTGGTTTAAAAGTCCGTTTCAAAAGAACGGCTAGTTTGTTTACAGTCGTTGCTACTACAGTGGCGGATACAACTGTGCCTGGCTTTGCTTCCCCTTGGCATTATCTAGTAGCTTACGGAATAGCAATTCCTTATTGTATGACCTACAAGAAAGATAGAGTCGGATTATATGAAAAGAGATTTGACGAAGGAATAAAAGAACTTAAGAAACATTATGCACTAAGAGAAAAAGATAACAAATCAGTAATAACAACTGCACCCATTAGAGGTGGGAAAGGTTGGAGATAAATATGGGAGTTGATATAACAGAAGAAAGTAAAAACAATGTTACTCTAAGTCTTGCAGATAAAGATGCTACTTTAACTTGGGAAGAAAGCGACCCACAGACTTGGAGTGAGGGTAATAGTAAATGGGCAGCACCAGGAAGACATATAACTAAGGAAGATAAAAATAATAATGATTTAACATTAGAAAGTAAGAATTAATATGAAAAAAACAATAGCAATATCTTTAACGGTTTCAATTCTAGTAATGACACTAGGAGCTTATGCTTTTTGGAACTACATGCCTTTATTCCCTATAGTTAAGTTATTTGGAGGCGAACTACTTGGTACTACCTTAACGGATATTAGTAGCTCTGATAAGATGAAAGACTTTCCAACTGTTTACAATGCTAACTTAGCAGCTATTAACGCTGGTAAGATGGAAATATCAACTACTACCCTACCTTTAATCACTACTTTAAGTGGACTGACTACAGCAGGAAGCCTTGCAACAGTAGGAACTATCGGAACTGGAGCATGGGCTGCTGATGTTATCCCTATAGCTTATGGCGGTACAGGTTCTAGTACATTAACAGCTTATACAGTCCTTTTAGGTAACGGAACGAGTGCAATGGATGGCGTTGTTAGCCTCGGTACTACAGACCAAGTTCTTACATCAAATGGTGCAGGAGCTAAACCTACATGGCAATCAACCGCAGTAGATGAAACAGCCGCTTATACTTGGACTGGTAATCATATTTGGAACACAGGAACAACAGTATTTAATGGATTCTCAACTATGGCTGACGTAGTTTTTGCATCAACAACAGCTCCAACCCCTACAGCAGACCAGCATGTAGCTAATAAGGCTTATGTTGATGGAACTCTAATAGGTATTATAGCTTCAGATACATTAAGAGATAGTGCTGATACTGAAAGAAGTAAGACAGATGATGCTTCTTGGACAAAGGTTAAAGAGTTTGAAGTGTTTGCAGATGGCGAGTATAGAGTAGTCTTTGACTACAAAGATGTTGGAGCTAATCCTTCTTCGTATAGAGTTTATAGAAATGGTGTTGCCTATGGCACAAATGTGTCAACAACTAATACAAGTTACCAAACAGATACTGAAGATTTAATATTTGGAGGAGGAGATTCAGTTGAGCTTTGGTACAATACCATTGGTGTTTCAACAGACACAGCTTATGTAAGAAATTTTAGACTTTACTATGACATTGGTGTTAGAGCTATCGCAGATGTCGGTACTTTAATAACAGATTAATATGGCAACAAAAAAACTTACAATCAATCAGTTTAACGGAGGTGTATCACTAGATAAGAGGTCTAAGGACTACAGAAGATTCGCCATAGCTAAAAACTTTGATGTCTTTACTTACCCTCATAAGATTGAACCTACACTTGCCTTAGAAGACAAGACAACAAACGTTGACCATAAGATAGCTAAGTTTCTTTCTAGCCCTGTGACATTAGGTGGTATT